GTGGCAGGTAAACAGTCGTATCCTCGATGTAGTTACAGCCATTGCCGTAGACTCTGACTGCGGGGAAATACGTACAGCCAAGGAAGTGGCAAAGCCTATCAGGCCAGACTGGTTAGATACCAAGGCGGTAGGTGATATGACTGACGCTGAGGTAGCAACTTTCGCAGCATGGCGCCGGGATACTGCCAACTGGCATACAGCCCGTAAGTTAGCAGCCGCTAAGGTTGGCAGGTTCTACACTGCAACTAGGGCGGCACAAGAGTACCGGGAATACCCAGAATTGTACTTCGTGTACTTCGCTGACAGCCGTGGTAGGTTCTACCCACTGACATACGGTATCAGCCCGCAGGGGTCAGACCTGCAAAAAGCGTTACTTCGGTTCGCAATAGGCAAGCCACTGCACACGCAGAAGGCCATCTACTGGTTCATGATTAACGGGGCTAATCGTTTTGGATTCGACAAAGCCAAGTTGCAGGATCGCGCTAATTGGTACAGGGACAAGGTAGATGTGATCCTGTCGTTTGCTGCTGACCCGGTTAATAATCGGGGATGGGCCGACGCAGATAAGCCACTCCAGTTCCTAGCGTGGTGCATGGAATTCGCTGAGTACATGGCAGACCCCAGCGGATTTGTGTCTCACCTACCAGTCGGCATGGATGGGTCATGCAACGGCCTACAAAACTTCTCCGCTATGCTGCGTGATGAGGTAGGAGGACAGGCCACGAACCTCACAAACAACGAGGTAATGGAGGATATTTACAAGCAGGTAGCCGAGGCAGCGACTAGACGCATGCAGGCATGTACCCTTCCTGACCAGTTTCAGCACAAGGCCAAGTGGTTAGCCCACTTTCTCGACCGCAGCGTGGTTAAACGGGCAGTCATGACTACCCCATACGGAGTAACAAAGCGCAGCGCGGTCAAGTATGTGATCGAGGACTACATTAAACTTGGTAAGGTTAAGGTGTTCAGCCAGAAGGAGCACTACCAAGCAGCACACACTCTGATGGAATACGTATGGCCTGCCATTGGCGATGTGGTAGTTAAGGCTCGCGAAGCTATGGACTGGTTACGTAACTCGGCCAGAGTAATTATAAAGGAGAATATTGATGAGGATGGTAAGACCAAAGACGAAGGAACTATATCATGGGTCACACCGTCAGGATTCTTGGCAAGCCAAGCATACTACTTGGTGTCAGAACACCGCATCAACACCAAGATGTTTGGTCACTCCCGCATCCTTGTACTATCTGAGGAGGATGATGCTAGTGTTGATCGGCATGCCACAGCGCTGGCTCCTAACTTTGTACACAGTATGGATGCCGCTCATCTACATTCTACTACTTGTGCGCTGGTAGGTAAGAGTCCTGACATTAGTTTAGCCATGATTCATGATGATTATGGTACTCATGCTGCGAATGCTCAGCTTATGTATGATACTATTCGACAGGAGTTTGTATCTATGTATGAGCAGCATGATCCATTGCAGGAGTTTCGTGATCGCTATCCTATGTGCGCTGCTATTCCTACTAGGGGTAGTCTTAACATTCGTGATGTGCTAGAGTCTGACTTCTTCTTCTCATAAGCGCGGGACAGATACATAATCTGTCCTTACCATTAACTTGCTTTACTTAGTCTAGTTATGTACTGGTAAGCATATATTGGAGTTATCAATTAACTATCCGTACTGTAAGCAGTACATAACTAGATCACACAATACCATATGACCACAAACAACAACCAACCACAAGAAGTATTCGTGCTTTCTAACGAGCAGTATAAGACGCTTGAAAAGAAAGCAGCCCCACTGTACTGTACAGAGTCTAGTACTCCTACACAGATGGCATTCCTAGCGGGACAGCAGAGCATCCTAAAACACTTACGTGAGGGATTTACAATTGGGCGCTAACTACACCTATGTGCATGACCATAAAGATCATGCCCACATCAAGGCAAGCCTTCGTGAGTACGTTACCAAGTTGTCTGATGGTGCCCGTGCCAAGGGATGGGCAGCGGGGGCCGTTGACCGATTAATGCGATACGCAGAAGATGCGGCTGATGGCCGTGGTATGTTCGACGCAGTGGTGCTAGCAGACACGCACATCCTGTTATTCCAGACAATGGAGGTGTGGTGGTTAGACGGTGAAACCCTAGTCGAGTTCTCGTTCTTCCGATACAAGGATGGAGGGAACACAAAGGATATGCACGCTGCTATCGAGCGGTTAGCAAAAGACCGTGGGTGTAGTCAGGTTGTAATCTCCAGTAGCGCAGCAGTGAGTGACAGGGGGTTCCAGCGACTGTTAACCAGCCACGGGTTTGTTCAGGGATCAATTCAATTTGTAAAGGAAATTAATGTCTACACTGCCCCAGTCTTACGACTACCTTATTAAGGGAAAGAAGCGTGGCGACTTCATTGCACCAGACGGAGTTACTTATGTTACCAACATGACGGATGGTACACCAGCCCCCGGCATCGAGGCTGCATTCCAGCGGCGCGATAAAGCAGAGAAATTAGCAGCAGATACCGCAGCAGCTAAGAACACAACCCAGCAGCTAGCAACATCTGCTAAGCAGCTCGGGCAAGGTGACACTGGAGAAGCTGCGCGAGTTGAGACTAGCGTTACAACCCCAGAGCAGCAGGCAGCGCCCGAACAGGCCGACCCTAACGCAGTGACCGCTAAGAAGCGTGGGGCGTACCGGCAAGCCGAAAACGCAAACAGTAGCATCCGAATCTAAGGAGGATTTATGTCAGGTGTATTTTCTAATAGTGGGGCTGAGGCTGCCGCGCGAGCCCAAGAAGAAGCTAGCCGACAGGCAGCACAGCAAGCAGCCACCGCTGCCAAAGAAGCAGCTCGGCAGGCTGCCGCCCAGACCTCAGCGCTAACCGAGCGAGACAAGGTTAGTCAGGAGGTAGCAGCGTTGGCTGAAAAGAATAAGCCGTTGGAGACTACAGTGGACTTAGCCCCAGAGGCTTTGACAACGACAACCCGCAAGCGTCAGCGCTTCTCTGGTGATGCCACAGAAGCACCATCGTCTATCCGCATCTGATATGAAGTACAGAGCAGGAGAGATATGGTCTGAGTTAGACTCAAAGAGGCGCACGTTCATTACGCGGCTTGAGAAGTACGCTGGGTGGACGCTACCCAGACTAATGACACCAGTGGGGTTTAACCCGTTGTCCGAGGACTTACGGCATGACTGGCAGGCAGTCGGGGCACAGAGCGTTAACCACGTTGTTAACAAGATGGTGCTTAGTTTGTTCGCTCCAAGCCGCCCGTTCATGCGGCTAGAAGCTGATGCTAAGTGGAAGGCACAGCAGTTGGAGGCTGGGCTGGAAGAGTCTATGATCGACGACGCGCTAGCTACAGCCGAGCAGCGGGCAGTCAAGGAGTTAGACCGGCGCGGTGATGTACGCAGTAAACTGTATGTGACGCTGTCTAACATGGTGGCATTAGGTAATGCTATGCTATTCTTGCCTACTGACAAGAATGAGGATGTGCGCTGCATCAGCATCAGCAAGTACTGTGTGCGACGAACCGGGGCTGGAAAGGTAAAGACCATCATCACTAAGGAAGAGTTCCTGTTCGATGAGTTAGAGCCGAATGTACAGGATACGCTGCTACTCCAGACACGGCAGTACAAGCATGACTCTAAAGTATGCTACTACCGACTGATCGAACGTACTGCTACTGGTGGTTACGAAATGACCCAGTGGGTTGATGACAACCGCCTCCCAGTCCAGTACGATGGGCGGTGGACAGAGGATGATCTGCCATACCGCGTACTAGTGTGGAACTTGAAAGATGGGTCAGACTACGGTACTGGTCTAGTGGAGGATTACGCTGGAGACTTCGCGGCGCTATCTGCACTGAGTGAGGCCCAGATCAAGGGAGCGATCCTAGCGCCAGAGTTTCGCTGGTTAGTTAACCCGTCAGGTATGACAAAGCCAGAGTACGTAGAGGACAGCGAGAATGGGGCGGCTATTGCGGGCGTCGCTGGAGATGTTAGCCGTATCGCGACTAACAAGGGTAATGACATTGCTCAGGTGCAGTCCGTAGCAGGAGACTACATCCAACGTATCGGACGTGGGTTCCTACTCGGTAGTTCCGTTACACGGGATGCAGAGCGTGTAACCGCAGAAGAGATTAGGATGCAGGCCACAGAGCTTGAGACTAGCTTCGGTGGCACGTATAGCCGGGTAGCAGTGGACATGCAACTGCCTATTGCGCGGTGGCTTTTGAAGTCCATCGACCTTAGCCTACGCAATACCAAGCTAGAGTTGTCCATTATCACGGGGCTGGATGCGTTGTCACGAAGTGGTGATCTGGATTCGCTCCGAGCCGCGATAAGCGACTTGGCGGGACTACAGGCACTGGGGGAAGTAGTACGACAGCTCAACCTTAGCGCGTTGGTAGCAACCATCTTTGCAGGCCACGGGCTAAGCGCCAGTAAGTACGTTAAGTCTCAGGCGCAAGTACAGCAAGAGCAGCAACAAGCAGACGAGCAGGCCAGACAGGCCGAAATAAATCAAGCAGCAGCAACTGCCGGGGCACAAGCTGCCGGTAAACAAGCAACACAAGGAATGTAAATGACACAAGAAGCTACACCAGCACCAGCAGCCCAACCAGTGCCAGGTATCACTACCGCAGCGCCAGCAGTTGAAGTTACACAAGTTGCCACACCAGAAAATACCCCAGCAGTAGTTGCCACCTTGGACACACCACCGGCCCCAAAGCCTGAGCTTGATCCAGATACATCCACCCAGTTCGAGTATGACCCAACAGGTAACGCTGGGCTTGACTACGCACTGAAGTACATCGGGCAACGCGGGTATGGTGCCAATCATCCAGCAGTAGTCGCTGCCCGCGATGGAAACTTCAGTTTGCTGAAGGCTGAGCTGGCAGGTCTTGGCCCGCGAGCCCAAGGCTACGCAGAAGTTGTTGCATTAGCTGAGCAGGCGTTTGCGTCAACCTCAAAGCAGGCAGCGGAAAAGGAAGCCGCCCTCAACAGTTACTGTATCGAGGCTGCGGGTAGCCAAGACAATTGGAACGCAGTGCGGCAGTGGGCCTCGGCTAATGCCGACCCCGGTGAGAAGGAAGAGATTAACGGTGCCTTAGCCAAGGGTGGATTGTTAGCGCAGGCGGCTATCAGCATGCTGGTGTCTATGTACTCCAAGCAAAACACACTGGCACAGGAACCAGCATCTGCTGTGCGACGTGATGCTGCTGGCGCTGCTCAAACCACCAATACGGCCCTAACCGCCGCGCAGTATGCGAAGGCAGTACAGGAACTTAGCCGCTCCAGTAACGGTCGCGAAGTTAGTGACACGCCTGAGTATGCAGCATTGCAACAACGCCGGTTGGCAGGACGCCGTCAAGGTATCTAACCTTAGCGGGTAACTTAAAATAGTGTGTCCAGTACATAACTAGACACAATACATCAGTCAACCTAACTAATATAAGGATGCAATCATGGCATTAGGCTCTCCAGCAGTAGTCACATTCCCTAACGCTAAGAACGGCGTTGATACCACGCAAGCAGACAAGCTGGCGCTGGTCATTGAAGAGTTTACAGGTGACGTTGAAGGCACCATCAAACGCCGATCCATCGTTGAGGGATTTATCCCAGTGCGTACCGTCAAGGGTACAGCAACTTTCACCAACCATGCAGTTGGTAAGTCCACCTTGCAGAAGGTTACGCCCGGCGTTGCAATCGACGGCGCGAAGTCGGACTTCGCAAAGACCAGCGTTACCGTGGATACCGTAGTTGCGGCCCGCGAGTTCTTCCCGCTGCTCGACGTGTTCCAGACCCAGTACGATGTGCGCCGTGAGGTAGCACAGGAGCAAGGCAAAGAGATTGCCAAGTTCTACGACCAAGCGTTCTTGATTCAAGCGCTGAAAGCGGCACGGGCCACCAACTCGGCCTACTCTGGTGGCACAGCAGGTAAGCCTTCCGGCCATGCTGGCGGCTCCCGCGTAACGCTTGCCACCGCAGGCGACGTTACCGACCCCGAGTTGGTGTACGCCAAGCTGTGCGACCTGTTCGTGCAGATGCGCCTCAAAGACGTTGAGCCCAACCTCGACGACGTGATGGTGGTTGTCAACCCCGCCGTGTACAACACGTTGATGCAAGCTGAGAAGCTTATCAACATGGAGTACATCACCTCGCTTGGTAACAAGATTCAGGATGCCTTTATCTTGAAGGCCGCCGGTGTGCCCATCTTCTCCAGCAACAACTTGCCACAAGCAAATATCTCGGGCCACCACCTGTCCAATGCGTTTAACTCTAACGCCTATGACGGTGACTTTACCAAGACGGTTGCCGCTGTGTTCTCGCCCAAGGCGATCATGGCAGGCGCAACTATCCCGCTGGAGTCCGATGTGTTCTACGACAAGTTGTTCAAGTCTTGGGTGGTTGATAGCCATTTGGCGTTCGCCGTTGGCCCTAACCGGGTAGAGTACGCCGCAGAACTGGCACTGCCATAATAAATTCCCCTCATCGTAATTGGTGAGGGGATTTTTTCGTTAGTGGAATTAACGTGGCATTAACCACACTAGACATAGTTAACTCCATGCTCGCCCTAATGGGTGAACTACCAGTTAACTCATTGGAGGATGAGCACCCACTAGTACCAAGTGCAATGGCTGACCTAGCTGAGGCTAACGCAATCGTGCAGGCCAACATGTGGTGGTTCAACGTCGAGTATCCAACGCTAATCCCACAAGCCGGGACTGGGCAGTTGCTCATACCATCAGACGCTGCACAGGTGGATAGCCTCGCAGAGTACCCACGCCTAGCAGTACGCGGGATTAGGGTGTACAACCTTGACGAAGTAACTGACGTGTTTACGTCCCCACTTCGTGTGCGGCTGCACCGAATTCTGCCGTTCGACGATGTACCTATCCAAGCACGGGCACACATAGCAGCGCGGGCTAAGTTAACCTTTCAGCTTAACTTAGATGGTGATCAGATTAAGGCACAGCAATTGAATGCGGCTGTAAGAGAACCTTACGCGAGACTCAACGCTGAGCATATCAGAAGTGCAAATACCAACATGCTTAAACGCAGCGGGCCTATGCGAATGCTGAACGAGGTGATTGGATACAGGACACAACGATACGGAGGATAGTAACATGGCAAAGATAAGCGGAAGCTACGCGAGTATTGCTCGCGGTGTTAGCCAGCAAGCACCAGACAGGCGGCTGGATGGGCAGCACCAAGAACAGATTAACATGATGAGCGACCCGGTGGCTGGGCTTACTCGGCGCCGTGGGACTAAGTGGATAGCTGACAAGCGGGTAACTACCCAACTAGCATCAGCCACTGACATAGAGTACATCAAGGGCGCACGCCCTTACGACTTTACCCACGAGCTGTACGGCAGCTATACGCTACTGTACGCAACTACGCAACGCCCTACACTTGGGGCGTTTCCTACTACTCAACTACCCACACTATTCTTTAAGGGTAACGCAACGATACCACACACCTTCGGCACAGTGTCGATTGACCCAGCCGCTGCTGTAGCTATAAATGGTATGCTCGATAAGGGCATCAAGACTGCCGCCAAGGTAGGCGAATTGTTTGTGCTCGCTGTAAACAACCAGTTGACCAGCGGCTCTGGCGATGTGGATGAGTGGGGTGGGGCTGCCAACAAGTCGTTCGGTACGTTCTGGATACGTGGCGGGGCGTACTCTCGTAAATTTACGATAACAGTTAACATAGCCGGTACTGAGTATTCAGCTAGCTACACCACACCGTCTGCTAGTTATCCCGGAGTGCTCGATACTAGTGATATTCCGTTTGAGGCTGCGGACTACACTAAGCTGGTTAATGACCGGGTTAACGCGTATAACTCAGCAGTGACCGCTTGGATTGGTAGCGCAGGCGCTGACGTGCAGCCACCTGCAATTGCAGACCAACTTGGTACAGCATTGGCTAGCCTAGGTAGTGGCGCAGTGGTAACGGTAAACGGGCCAGACATTTTAGTCCAGCATAGCGACTTACGCGGAATGGCTGGGTCTGACGGTGGGGATAGCACCCTGCTGCTAACCACGTACTTGGTGGTGCCAGAGGCGGGGAAAGCACCCGCCCGCACCTTTCCCGGCAAGATTCTGAAGGTTCAGCCGACTGACACCTCCTCCCGGTACCACCTAAAAACCAGAGGGTTGGCTGGTAGTGTGTGCGTCGGGCAGGGGGCGGGGG